GTCCGAGTATCTTGCGCAAACTCGCTGTCACCATGCTCAGCGAACCAGAGGCGAATAGCAATGGCGTACATCTCAGTGGCCTTAGTCTTACTCGGTTTACGCATCAAATCCCAAACGCGAGCGTCGATTTCCACCATGTCTTCGACCTCCGCTAGACTTTCGAGATATTCGAAATCTTGGCGGATGATTTCATAGGTCATGCCATCATCTCCGCTACCTTGGTAGCGCTTGCGCGCTTACCTTTGATCGTCCAGTTGGCGCGATAAACAGCGCCAGTGTGATAGCCGCGGTTCACCATTGCCGAAATAATGGTGCAACGCACCTCGGTATCGCCAATCGTGATTGCAGCGGTTCCGCCGTTTAGCTTGCCATAAGTATCGCGAGCCTGTTGCTCGATTGCGTTCATGGTCGAAATCATCCCACTCACTCCTCTTGCCAAATCCTGCCCACACCCTACCACCCACCACGCCGCTGTCAACGATTATTTCCTAGGCAAGCAAGCCATAATCATAACAACACCCATCGCCAGCATGGACAGGAATACCAGCATCATTGCCATGTCTTTGGTCATTTGGCGGGGCCTAGTTCGCGGCCTTTGCGGAGTGAGTGAGATGACTGACAAGTACGTAAGCCCGAACGGCTACAGCGACGATTACGGACCCAATGTCGCTCAAATTCTGTCGCACGGCTCGCGCATGATCCGTGGCAAAGTTCCGGCGCAGGTTCGCAAGGAATTAGCCGCAGCGGTCAAGGCGGGGATTCTTGGGCGTGTCGCCAAGGACGGCCTTAAGCCAGAAATGTATTTTCACCCCTTGCATCGCAATAGCGCCATTGAACAGCGTGAGCGTGAGGCGCTGTATTCCGTTTCTTGCATTGCAAAGTGCGTCGCATGAGCCACACCCGCACAAGCGCCAAGACCGCCGCAATCCACGGGAGCTTTGCATTCTCCTGCTATGACTATGCGGGTGAGTTATTTCGCACGCAGGACGGCTTTGCCACTGCTCAAGAGGCGGATCGTGCTGCCGAGCAGGCTGAGCGGGATATGATGATGGCGCTACTGGCGCTGTCGCCTGAGGTTGAGGCTATGCACGCCTCTATCTCTGACGAGGAATTGTTGCGGGAGTTGGGGTTGTGAGTTTCTATAACGAACGCCCCATCAAGGCTATCCGCAAGTCTCGTCCATGCGAAGGATGCAACGTGCGCCTAGAAACCGGTGAACCCGCCCTAGGATGCGCAGGGATAGGCTATGACGGGTTTTGGGCGGCTGCGTATCACGCAGAGTGCCGAGCCGCTGAAATCGCCTTAAATCTCTTGCATCGGACGCGCGATTATGAATGGATGAACTTATCCGCCGATATGGAGTGGGAAGATTGGCCCTGGTTGATCGAAAAGCATCCTCTCGTTGCCGATCGCATGGGCGTAACTACCGCCAAGTTTGAAGCCGTGCGCAACGAACGAGAACGGGTTAGGTTGGCTTGGGCATAGATTGATCGTAAACGTCTAGAACGCACGAATAATCTGCATACCTAATCTTTTCTGTTGACATCCCCAAATCACGCGCCTAGAGATAGGTCATCGAGACGGACTGGCCGGATCGGTGGATGGAGTGAAGATGATGGTTAGCAAGCGTTTAAATACAGGTCTTTACCTAATCGAACATAAAGATAAACATTATCATGTAGAAGATATCCAACGCGCTTCGGATGGGGATTGTGGTGCCGGATGGATTTTGTATCAAATCAATAAAAATGGTCGTGAATATATGAATGATTTTGATACAAAACGTTCTGCTATTAAGGCATTGTCAACTCTTTAATAATCAGGTGTAAATTATTTCACGCGAAATACCCGCCAACCCAACCCAAGGACCAAAAAATGAAACTCACCCTCACACTAGCCGCCCTACTCACCTCCACCCCAGCCCTAGCCGAAACCGTCCGCACCACTATCCCGATCAGCAGCGAAACGGCCCACCCCGGCGACAAGCTGACCTTCACGGTTGATGGCGACCCCACGGCGACCGCTTACGGCTCTGTCGTCTCCGTAACGCCCAAGGCCAAGAAAATGCGTTCGGGCTCCGTCACGATCCAGGTTCGCTGGATCATTACCGGCGAGGATGATCGGGTTGCAGTTAGCGGTTTCCTGACGCGCACGGCGGACGTTGGTGTTGCCAAGCGCGTATTGGTCGGCGGCTTCGGCAGCATGTTCTTCAAGGGCAAGGATGCTGTGATTGAGGCTGGTGAGGGGGTTGAGGTTACGAAGGAGTAATTAGAGCCAGCCGGAGAAGGCGTAGCTTCCAGCATCAGAATTAGCGTATGCCATGACCACGGCGTCCGCCAGATTGTGACTAGGAATGCCGCGAGCCTTCAAGGATTTCTTGCTCTCTACCTTCATACGACCATTGACGCTTTCACGGCGGGGCTGAGATAGCTCCGCCATAAGCTTGTCCGCGTATTGTACGCCTGATGGTATGGATATCAAATTATCTATATCATACGGCAGCCCATTGCGCGCTTGCCATGTATTTCTGAACCTATCTGCCAACGTGCCCCAGCCCTGCGCCTTGAGGTTGGCGAACATGTCGCCGTGCGTCTTTCCCGGCTGATACTCGTCATTGGCACGCGTTGGACTCTCAGATGCCGTCCAGCCTTTAAATTCCACCTCATGCGTACCCTTGGCCTCGCGCTGCAATCTAGCCATTTCTCCCGGTACAGACGCGCCAACGCCAATGTCGTCTATGTTGAGCAAGTCCAATTGCTCGCGCGATACGACCCCGTAGGCGTGCGCTGAGGCCGCATTGGGGTTTTCGTCCTGCCATTCCTCCAAGCCAGCGAGAACGCAGCCGTAGCGCCAAGCCAGCGCGTTAGGGTCGTTCGATTTAGGCGCGGCCACATCTCCCTCAACGCCACCGGATACGTCCATGCCGCCAATCTTACCGCCTCCCATGGGGAAGTCGGGGATATGTAAATGAGCATCCAAGCTTGCTTCAACCCACATTGGCTTGATAATCGACAAGGCGTTATCGGCAACGGGCTGCCCTAGGTAGATATGCCGATACAGTTCGGGATCGGTCTTGCGCATCAACTCCGCATCGTCCGCCAATTCCTTGGGGAAGAACGGGTTGTCCGTGTAGTTGACCTTAAGCACGACAGCGTATGGCTTGTCATCGTGCACGGCGGGATAAATCGGATTGGTTACAAAGCTCTGGTAGATGAAGTCCAGAGGCGATGCGGGGTTGAAGCAAACGTAAATTTCCGACCCCGCCTTACGCATCGTCGGCACCAAGGCGTTCCAGCTATCCTTAGTAATGCTCTCGCCCTCATCAATGAACGCAGCATCGAAATTCGAGAAGCCCTTGAGCTTCTGATTTTGGAGGCGCTTGCTGCTTGCCCGGATGCCGGAGAACTTGAATACACCCCCGCTAGCGGGGCAGGATATTTCCGTCTTGGTAACATCAAAAATGCCGTGCAAATTACGCCGATCGATTTCTTCCACGATTTCCTGATACGAGCTTTCGGCAATAGCCTCCATCAACTCGCGAAAGCATACCACGCGCCAGCCGTAGGCCATGACGTTGTTGACAAGTATGGTAATGACTGAACGGGTCTTGGATGACCCTCGACCGCCCTCAGCAACCTTAAACCTAGCCGGCTGTAGGAATGGCGCAAAGATCGCCGGTAGTTCGCAGTCTAGGACTGCCTCATCTTCCACGGTTATTTGCCGCCGGAATTAGGCTCTACCAAGATGTAGCGCGGTTCCTTGGGCGTCATACTGCCGTCAGTGGAGGTATGATCGATTTCCTGACGATCCCGCCAATCCTTGGGAGCGGCGTTCTTGAGCGCGAAAATACTCGACGTGACGATTGGCCCAGCCTCGGCATCGATCAACCGACGTTCAAGAAATACCTGACGCTTCCCCATAGCCAAGTCCACAAGATCCGCGAACTCAGGATAAGTGTCCTTCCAGTCGTAAACCCGACGACGATGCACGTCACACTCAGCCGCAGCCGCAGTGAGCGACAGACCCTCGCTCATTAATGCAACGATCCGCTCGCCTAGGTCGGGAGTGTAGATCGTAGGGCGTCCCATCGTCATTTTGTAAATTCTCTTTAATGGCGTGCGGAAAGTAACAGCTATCGGGTTTGGATGCAAGGCAATCACACCCGCTCAATCAATCCACACTGACTAGCAAACCAAAACGGCGTCCATTTGAGGAACTTGCCGCGAAGGTGGGGAATGGGTTGAGCGCTATTTTCATATATGTTGGTTTATCAACAACATTGTTTGGAAGACAAGGCTGCGAATGAATATCCAAGGATATTTTTTCTGGATAAGCTTTAAGTGATTGTTTTATATAGAAATATATAAAGAATAATAGAATAATAGGTTATCTAGATACATATTTATTTTTACTATAAAAGTATCTATAGACACGGAAATACCCCCGAGAAGCATAGAAGCCTCTCAGGGGTGTCTAGAAAAAAATGTCTCTAGCTAACCATACTAACCATTATTCATCCGCTGTAAGCCGCGCAAAACTGCGAAAAGATGCTTAGCGGAGCATCGGATATCCTTGGATATCCTTTTGGATAGTCATGCCAGAAATGTGAAAGAGCGGGCCAATCGGCGGATTACAACCCTGCCTTACTAGGTCGTTTAAGTCAAGCAACACGATAGCGAATAATCTCTGCCTTTTGCCTTGGGTGTATGGATCGTGTTTCGATCAACGCCTTTGCCTCTACCATCGCCGCCAAAACGCTAAGAATGTCTTTTTCCTGAAACGTTTTGCACAACCTGTTTTTGATAACCCCGTAAGTGACCTCTTCGGAGCACAACACTTCGATCCTGGCTCTCATGGCATCAACAGGAGCACGCTTGGTGTCGTCATTTCCGACAACGAGACGTATTTTCGTTTCAATATCCCGTTTGACCGCCGCGAATGCCCACCTGACATGCTCAGCGGTACGAACGCCTTCTGCGACCGCCAAGACGAGGCTAATCTTGCTGACAAGCTCGTAAGCCCCCAGCCAAAGGGCTTCCAGGCCTTTATCGCCGCGCTGATCGATGGCCTTGTTTTCAAGCCAATCTAGGGCGTCATCCATCATGGCCGAGGCTCTAGCGTCGGTAGGGATGACAGATCGGTCTTTATAATTCTCTACTCGCGTTGCCCCCTGATCGTAATCCCCATCATAAAACAGGGCGCGTGCTGTC